TGTGCGGCCACCTTCCCGGCTGAATTTAGGATTGACTACGGGATACCAGCATCCATCGTGAAACACTTCGACAACCCATAATGTTTTTGCCATTTTATTCATCCGTCGCATCATGAGTAAATTCATCTGCCGAGACCCTGCCGCTGGGGTCTAAGCTCACGATAATTTTTTTGGCGTAACTTTTGATAATCACAATGTCAGGAATGCCAGCTTTGTCAGAGCAATAGATCCGCAAAGCGTCTTGTAATTCTTTGGTTGATATGATTGCCGTCTGAATTCTCATTTTGTCGCCTTTTTAACGCGTTTAGCTGTGGCGGCTTTCTCCCACGGTAGATCGTCGATCATGTCGGAAAACGGGTCGGCTGCCGGGGCTTTTATGTTGCAGTCAAACTCGGTCTTGATGCTGGTCAGCCCGGCGTCACCCAGCAGGGTTTTGTCTGCCAAATTGGTAATGTCCTGCGATGTGTAAACCGGCTGCTGGAACTCGGCGCCGGTCAGCTTGTGGCGGTAGGTCAGAAGATTGTTAGCGCTGGCGTCCATCAGTTCGGCAAACCTGCCCAGCAAGGTCGGTATGTGGCGATGCTCGCCGCACCCAGCGCGCTGGGCGGCTACGTCCATATCGGGCTTGCCCTGCGCGCATGACCAGCGGCCGTCACCGTCCATTTCGGGCGTGCTGTGGGCGCAGGTTCGGCAGCTCACGGCGGGGGCTTCTGTGCCGTAGCACTGATCCTTAAACCGGCAAAACTTGCAGGTAAACCCGGCTGCGCTGTCAGCAATCGTGACCGCAGGCTCCGGCGCAGTAATGATGCGCTCGGCACGTTGCAGCGCCCGGTCGAATGCATCCTGGTCAAATTCAATGCGCTCGGCGTGGATCTCGTCCGTGTCCTTGTTGACCATGATATACATGGCTCTGGTCAGACTAGCCCAGCCCATATAGACTTGCATCTGTAACCAGTGTTTTGGCTGTGCTTCCTTTACGCCTTTTTTGACCATTACGGCAAAGTTTTTAGCGTTTGACGTTTTGAATTCGAGCAAATGCGGCGTCTTTGGCGCCTCAGGCAAGCCCAGCCCTACGCCGTCTAAGCTGCCGGCAAAGTGGCCGCCTAAAGACTTGTAGCTCCATTGATAACCTTTTTCGTCTTTATCCCACACTTCAACACCTATGCCGCGAAGATCAGCAATCAAACGCGGTTCTTGTTGATTGCCAGAATCAAATAGGCGCAGCATTCGGCCATCGAAGTCGGCCAGTTTTGCCCAGCGGAATGACAGCCACAGGTAACGGTCGCATTCGTGGCCGATCTCGCTTGCGCCTAAATGTTTTCTACCTTTTTGATCAGATTTTTTTTCGTAATTTTTATAAATAGCATCACGAGTATTTATTTGTAATTCAGGAATTTTCAATTATTTCTCCTTTTTTTAATTTTTTAATTAATAAATATTTACCGTAGGCTTCACTTTTTGGTTGAGTTAATCCTAAACCTTTGCACCACCAATCGTTGCGAAGTAAAACCTTGCATATGCGCCGCCATGAGGGTGCCCAATATTTTTTTTCCAATGTTCTTGGAGCTTCGTCAGGTATTCCGTTAGCGTAACCGCGTGACCGCCAGCCCTTCATCCACGATTTGAAACGAGCAAGGTAATGTTTCCGCGTGACTTCTGGCATAGTCGCTAGTAGCAAATTAGCAAAACTTTTCCACGTATGCCCATCTGGTTTGCTGATTCGATTGTAGCCGGTGACATTTCCTGTTTCTTCAATATACAGTGAACCGCTATTCGCACCGTTTACACGCGCAACAACTTTGCCCCATGTTTGGGGTTCAATTAGATGATACAACCACAGGCCGCGCTTTTGATCGTCGCCGTAAGGCTGGCAAAGTCGCATCTGCGGTGGAGATAATCCGGCCAAGTGCATACGGTCATAAACTTCATTGTGCGGCTTGGCAGGAAAGTGCGCGTGATATCGCCAAATATCGTTTACATGCCAATCATAAATCGGATAGATGTTGTAAAGGTTATCGACTACTTTAGTCGTGTAGCGTTTCCCTCCATGCATCCCTTTATCCCATACCGCAATCGTGCGGAAACGATTTAAACTTTCGTCACAACGGATGCCGATAAATGCCGCGGTGTTTTGTCCTTGTGCATACCACACCCCGAATAGAATAATAAATTCTTCAAACTCCATCCACGGTTGAAAAAAATCAAAATGTGCGTGGTCGGATATAACACCTTCCCGTTTTGGCATTGGCCTGACCCAATCCTTTTCTCGCTCCGGTTGCCACGCACACCATACCGGCTCGTAATTGCTCACCGAGTTACGCAACTTGATTGGCAGGCAAACCCAATACAATTCAATGTTGTTTTTATACAGATCAAACATTACTTCGGCGTGTTCAATCGTTAGCTTGTATTGCGCTTCCAGGTCGATCAGTAATACACCAACCTTGCGATTGCGTTTAATAGCTTCTTCCATAACCAAATGAAGCATCACGCTTGAATCTTTACCGGCGGAAAAGCTAACGTAGATTTTCTCAAAGTGATCAAACGTATACGCAATACGCTTACGCGCAGCGGTTAATACATCGGTTTCTAGGTAGCGTTTAAGGTTAGCCATTTAATATAAATCCGCTTCAGTTTTAGACGCGGCAAGATCAAGCGTTAATTCTGGATTACCCCTGTCGGTTAACCAAATGTTCAGGTATTTCAATGCCAACAAATCCGCTGCTTTCTTTTCCAAATCGGTCAAGCGGTTGTAGCCCCCGCGACAACAAGAAGGAATACCCAGAGCTTGCGCCACTGATGCCTGCCCTAGCCATGCAATTCGGTTCATCCGGTCGTTGGTCAGGTAATGCTCGCATGAGTTTTTCCATTTCCCTGTTACCTCCTTCAATGCGGTTTCAAATGCGTTCAAGTCAGACAGAAAAACGCGGTATTTTTCTTCGCCTTCTTCTTGCGTTAAGTCTTTTGGCTTTTCTTCGTAGAATCCAGACGGGTAGCATTCCCACTTATCAAACGTGTGAAATACCCGTTTTGATTTTTTAATCTGTTCATCTGAAATATCTGACAAAATTTCCTCGCTGATAATTTCAGGTTCTTCAATGTCCCATGCCTTTGAAAAATCCTGATTAGCAAACACTTCAGACAAGCCGGTTATCTGACAGAGCCTTAACACTTCGTCAGCATCCATTCCCAATTCTTTGCCAATTTTTTCGTCCGACCAGTTGCGCCGTTTCAACTCAACAACAATATCGGACATTGCTTCTACTTTGTGTTTACCGCGTGCGCGATTGTGCCGGATAGTTGAAGCTATACGGTCATTTCGGTCTTGACGGCTGGCCTGTATCGCAACGATTGGCAGATAGCCCATAACACGCTTGTTTACTATCTCGCTTTCACGGCCAACACGATGCCGGTGAAAACCGTCAACCACCTCGAAAACAGATTCTTGTTTCCAAGCAACAATAGGTTGCGTATAACCATCTTCCGTAATTGAGTGTTCCAACAATTTCATTTCAGGAGGGGCAACACTGTTTGGGTTGTAATCGTTTGCAGTTACATTGTCGGCAGCAATCCACTGAACACAATCAACCGGCTCATTAGCGAACGGTGAATATTTGTGCAAGGCTAAACGAATTTGATTGATAGCATGAACACGCGCATGAAATTCAAGCAATTTAAGTAATTCAAAAACATTTTTTGCGCGGTCAATAACTTCTTTTGAATCTGCTTCAATAATTTTAGGTTGTGCAAATAAATCCATACATCCTCCGATAACGCCGGGGCGTTTCCGCCCCAGCGGGTTAATTACTTACGAGCTGCCCATGGTGTCGCTGCCGCGACCCTGCCGGTCGCAAAGCCTGCCGGTGCCGCTGGTTTGGCTTTCGGTGCCGGTGCGCCGTTGGCTTGGCTGTAACCTTTAATGCGGTTCACCATCTGACCGCTTTTCGGATTCAATTCCTGTATTACGTCAACAATCAGCGGGCGGTCGTGGAGCTCCTCGCTGTCGGCCGGCGTGATGATCCCGACGCAGTGGCAAATTGCGCTCAACTCGCGCTCGGCGATGCCGACTGCCGTGGAGTTGGGGTTGACCAGGTTCAGGCGCGACCAGAGCTTGCGGCCGTCGTGCTGGCCACCAGTAACTGAAAAAGTCAGCTGCAAATACTGGCCGGTTCCAGCTATGGTGTCTTTCATTTCGCTGTCGGTGATGATCACCTCGTAACGTCCCACAGGCAAGGCGTCGAACGACTGCTGCGGTTCTACTTCTGCGGCATTAAAATTGAGTGCGGCCATGATTATTTTCCTTTGGTTTTGGTGGTTGTTTCGGTTGTGGTCATCATTGCGTCTGCCAGAGTGGACCATTCCAACGGCAGTGATTCCGGTAATGAGTAACGGTTCTTCGCAAGGTAGGCCGGCTTCTCGCTGGTGTAGAGCAGCCGTTCGCCAGTCGAGATACCGCGTGATACTTTGTTGTTGAATCCCACATCTGACGACTTTACGATCGTCTTGTAATTGGCAAAACCTACAATGTCGCACCATTCCTGCACCAGGGCGCTGCTGCGCGCTTGCAGTTTGGGTTGATACCTTTCGTAAGGCTCCACTTCAGGGCTATCAAACCGCTTGATCTCGCAATGTGCAAGTAAGATGCTGGCCATGCCTTTAGCACGCAGGGCGGTGAGATCCTCCAAAACCTTGCGCCAGAGATCGGCGGCAATCACCGCACCCTTTCCAT